TGCGAACGACAACGATCGTTCCGTGACGGCCGAGTACGTCGCCGCCGGGCTCGCAGAGCTCGAGGCGTTCGCGAACTCGAACGTCCTGGTCGCCGCGTAACAGCACCTACACGGCGGACGGCTCGGAGAGACGAGCTGACTCGGGCCGGGAAAGACGGCGCCCTGGTGGAGGCGGCACACGCCGCCCCGGAAAGCTGGTAGACGGCGCTCCTGCACGGCCTGGTCGGACGCGGGTTCGATTCCCGCCGGCTCCATCCCCTTCACCGGAGGTTCCTCGATGATGAAGCTGCGCGTGAAGCGCGCCCGGCGCGTGCGGATGCACCTGATCGACCCGCACGAAGGGATGCAGCTTCCCTCCGTCGAAGGCCTCCTCGTCGCGAAGCGCCGCCGGGAATACGCGATCGCGCTCCCGGTGCTGATCACGAGCGTCGAGGGCAACCCGGCCGAGCTCGACTCGCAGCTCCTCGTCATCCCGGCCGACCGTGTCGCGTTCTACGAGGTCATCCGGTGACGAAGAGGATCGCACGGCTCCGGTGCCGGATCTTCGGACACCGCGACGAGATCGAGACCTTCGACGGCCGCGGCCGCCGCGTCCAGCTCACGAAATGCCAGCGGTGCGACCGGATCGACTTCGACCGGATGCTCGTCATGCCCCTGAACCGTGCTGTCCGCCGACGCTGGGCCCGTGACACCGCGCGGAAGGTCGCGCGAGCATGAACTACGCGGAAGCACGCAAGCTCTCCGACGGGTCAGGCTGGCACTTCACGGTGCAGAATGACGACCGGATCTGGACGCACCAGTGCTGCCGCGATCCTGGGCCGCCAGCGACCGAAGAGGACGCCGAGAAATACGGCTACGAGGTCGGCGAGCCGACGCTCGGGAAGGCGCACGCACCGCACGCGACCCGCGAAGAGGCCGAGGACTGCTACCGGCAGTGGTGCCTCGCCAAGGTCGAAGAAACTCTCGCCTTCAGCGACGACGTCTTCCCGAATTGGCACGGCTGCGAGGCGGTCGTCGAGGAGAAGCGCTGCGACACGCCGACAAAGGGTGGCGCCCGATACAACGCTGACCACTGGCCCGAGCACGTCCCGCTGTGCGCCGATCACCGGACGAAGGAAGCGGTGCTCGCGCAGGTCAAGGTCGGAACGCGGAGCGCGTACTCGTGATCATCCGGACGAAGAGCGGCCAGAGCCTCACCATCGAGCGTTTCGCGAGCTCGTTCGCGCTGACGAACATGGTGCGGTACGGCTACACCGGCCTGCGCAGCATCCAGTCGCGGATGGGCGAGCGCGAGATGCGCGGCATCCCCGCGATCCACCGCGCCGCACGGCTGCGTGCCGAAGCGATCGCGTCGCTGCATCTCTACTGCTGGCGTGGCGACGGTCCGATGCGTGGCCGCGTCGACAACGTGTGGCAGGCGAAGCTCTTCCGGAACCGGCCGAACCCCGTGCAGACACGCTTCACGTTCTGGGAGACGGTCGAGGAATCGCTCGCCTACCGCAACAACGCGTACCTCTGGAAGAACGCCGACGGCGGGAAGATCGTCGAGTGGTGGGCGCTGCACCCGGATCAGGTCGGCGTCAATGACGACGGCACCTACACCGTCCAGACGTCGCCCGGTTATGTCGATCCTGTCGGCAAGGGCACCGGGCTCTACCGCAACCTCGGGCCCGACACGATTCTGCATATCCGCGGCCACGGGCAAGGCGGCCAGCTCGTCGCGCCATCCCCGATCGAGGTCTTCCGTGACGCGCTCGCCGGTCCGGTCGGCCGGCAGCGGCACGAGGCTCGCATGTGGCGGCGCGGGACGGCGCTGCAGGTCGCGCTCGAGTTCCCCGCGAACGTGTCGAAGGAATCCGCCGACCAGTGGCGCGAGTCCTGGCGGTCGAACTACGAGGGCACCGAGGGCGAGACGACCGCGGTCGTCGGCGGCGGCGCGAAGATCACGCCGATCGGCATGACCGCTGCGGACGCCGCGTTCGTTGAGATGGCGCAGCTGACCGTCATGGACGCGTCACGGATCATGGGCGTGCCGGCGAACCTCCTCGGCGTCTCCGTGCAGCAGCGCGGCACGCCGAACCTCGAGCAAGACCTGATGACGTGGCTGCGGTTCGGGCTCGGGCCCGAGCTCGAGCGGCTCGAGTCGGCGCTCGACAGCGACCAGGAGCTCTTCGGAACGTCCGCGCTTCTTCGCGCCGAGACGAACGGCAGCCTCGGCATGTATCCCGCTTTCGACACGAGCGGGTTCGTCCGCGGCGACCTCCTCACCGAGGCGACGATCCTGCAGGGCTTCGTTCAGTCCGGGGTGCTGCTGCCCGACGAGGCGCGGCACGAGCTCGGCTACGAGCCGTACCCGGACGGCATCGGGCAGATCCCGCAGATCACCCCGGTCGGCGGCGCCCCGAACGCCGTCCCGATGAAGCCGCTCAAGCCGCCGTCTGACTCGCCGGACGACACGCTCGCGCAGCGGCGCGCGTACTTCCACCAGCTCTCGCTTGCCGTGCAGACGAAGCGCGAGATGGAGCAGATCCGCGACGTCGCTCGCCGAGCCGTCGATGAACACCTCGCCAGCGTGACAGGAGGACACTGATGTCTCTGATCGAGTCCGAGCTCGTCCCCGACGCCGACGCGCTCGCGACCGCGGCGCTCGAGCAGCCGGCCTCGGCGGCTGGCGAGCTCTTCTCCGCGATCGTGCCGCTCACGAACGTCGACGTGCGCGACCCGAGCGCGAACCCGGACAACACGTGGACGATGAGCGGCTACGCGGCCGTCTTCAACCAGCAGGCGATCTACCTCGACTCGAAGTGGCTGCGGATCATCCTCGAGATCGACCCATCCGCATTCGACGATGTGCTCAGCACGCAGGCGCTCAACGCTCCGGACGGAGTCGTCCACTTCAACCTCGGCCACGACATGAACCGCGCCGTGGCGGCAACCGACGTCCCGGCTGGCGAGCCCGGCTCGCTGCAGCTCAGCGTCGACGCGCACGGCCTCCGCTACCTCGCCAAGGTGTCACGTGACGACCCCGACGGTGTAGCGCTCGCCGTGAAGATGCGCGACAAGGTCATCAAGCAGGCGTCGATGGCGTTCGTCTGCGGCAGCGACGAGACGACGATCACCGAGAACGACGAGGGGCCCGACATCATGCTCCGGCGCATCCTCACGGTGAAGACGCTCTTCGACGTCTGCGCCTGCCCGCAGGGCGTCTTCTCCCAGACGATTTCTTCGCTGCAGCAGTTCGCAGCGGCGTTCCCCGGTCAGCCTGGCGCGGTTGCGCTAGGCGGCCATCAGCGTCAGCCCGACGAGGGAGGCGCGAGCACTGTCAGCCCGCCGGAAGTGGTGGCGGGAGGCGGCGCAGCCCGCCGGTCCGAGGTCGCCGAGATGCGGCGCACGTTCGCCCGGCTTCGCACCACGTAGCAGCACCTCCCATCGAGCAGAAAGGGGGCTCTCGTCATGGACGAGAAGCTCAAGGAGCTCATCGAGGCGTTCAACGCTTCGTGCGACGATCTCGACGCGGCGATCACCGCATTCGAGGCGCTCGCCGACGACGCGGACGCCGACACGGTGAAGCTCGCCCGCGAGGCCGTCACCGCAGCCGAGGCGAAGGCCGAGGCCGCGAAGACCGCCCGCGAGGACTACGCCGCACTGCAGCGCTCCAAGGAGCGCTTCAAGAAGGAAGACCTTCCCGCCGGCGCTACGACTCCGATCACGGTCGACGAGCCGGACATGTACACGCCGAAGAGCCGCTCGTTCCTCCGCGACCTCTACATGTCGCAGATGAAGAGCGACCCGTCGGCGGCCGGCCGTCTCGCGAAGCACCACGAGTTCGAGATCGACCGGTACGCGGACAAGCTCGGCGTCGACCGCGAGCAGTTCGCCGTGGCGACGGGCACGCTCGGCGGGATCATCCCGCCGCAGTACCTCGTCAACCTGTACGCGAAGGCCAGCCGGAACGGCCGCGTCTTCGCCGACCAGTGCAACCGCGACGATCCGCTGCCCGAGACGGGCATGTCGCTGATCGTCCCGCGGCTGACGCAGGGAACCTCCGCGGCTGCGCAGGCGACGGAGAGCACGGCCGTGTCGACGCAGGATCCGACCGAGACCGACCTGACCGTCAACGTCCGCACGATCGCCGGCTACTCGCCGGTGTCGCGGCAGACGCTCGAGCGGGCCTCCTACTCGGAGGCGATCCTGTTCGAGGATCTCATCGCCCGCTACCACGCGGCGCTCGACTCGGGGGCGCTCAACGGCGCCGGCACGTCGGGCACGATCCTCGGCCTGCTGCAGACCGGCTCGATCTCGTCATCGGTCTCGTCGACGGCGACCGTCGCCGGCGTGTGGCCGAAGATCGCAGACGTCATCCAGCAGATCAACACCGCGGTCGGCGGTCTCGGCTACTACGCCGACAAGATCGTCATGCACCCGCGGCGCTGGGGCTTCTTCGAGGCCGCGCTCGATACGCAGAACCGTCCCCTGTTCGGCGTCAGCGGCGAGAACTACGCAGTCACGGTCGACGCCGGCGGCGAGGCTGCCGGCTACGGCTTCGTCGGCCGGATGCACGGCCTGCCGGTCTTCATCGACGCGAACATCCCCACGAACGGTGGCGCCGGTACGAACCAGGACAGCATCATCGTCATGGCGTCCCGGATCGTCCACCTGTGGGAGCAGGAGGACGCGCCGATCACGCTCGCGTTCGAGCAGCAGGCGGGCAATCAGCTGCAGACGCAGCTCGTCGCATACGGGTACGCCGCGTTCACCGCGGGCCGCTACCCGGCCGGCTCCGGTGCCGTCACCGGCACCGGGCTCGTTCCGCCGACCTTCTAAGCCTCACGGCCTAGGAGGATCGTCCACCTCGCGCAGAGCGGGGATCGCAACGCAGCCGAAAGGCGTGCCCCGATCCCCGCTCTGCCGATCAGAAAGAGAGGCCCACCGTGGGAGAGTTCCCGACCGCCGAGCATCGCGAGCGGTACATCGCCGACCTCGCGCGCGAGGTCGAAGGAGCCGAGCGCAGAGTCGCGGAGCTCAACGATCTGCCGAGGGTTCCCGACGAGGTGCTCGCCGAAGCAAAGCAGGCGGTCACCAACGCGTACAACGAGCTCGAGCGTGCGCGGAAGACGCCGAAGCCGAAGGACGCCGCCGCAGCAACGCCGTCCGACGACGGCGGCGATGGCGGCGAGGAGAAGCCGCTCGACAAGATGAAGCTCGCCGAGCTCGTCGCCCACGCCGAGAGCGTCGGCATCGAAGGCGACGACCTCGACGCGCTGAAGAAGCCCGGCACCTCGAAGAAGGCCGTCATCGAGGCGATCCAGGCGAAGACCGGCGACGCGTAAACCGCGCGATGGCCTGGCAAGCGTTCAAACAGATCAGCTCGCCGTCCGAGCTCGCGAAGCTCGAGGTACAGGTCGACTCTGACGACGTCGACGAGCGGCAGGTCAAGGCCGCGGTCAAAGCCGCGCGTCAGCTGCTCGGAGTGATCGGCGACGGCGAGACCTTCAACGTGTGGCTCTCCGGACACACCACGGCCGGCGACGGCCCCGACGACGGCACGCATGACCACATCAGCGTCGCAGTCGCGATCGCCGCCTACCCGGGCCACGCGGCCCGCCACCCACAAGACGAAGGAGATGGAAATGGCTAAGGCGGGATACTCGTGCTCGACGGAAGCCGATGTTGCGCTCGTCGCGGCAACCGCGAAGTCCGTCCTCGGCGTGCTCGCGCCGGCGCAGTTCGGAGTCGACCTGCGCGGCTTCGAGATTGCGTTCGACGGTGTGACCACGACCGACAAGCCCGTGCTCGTCGAGGTGTGCGCCTGCACGTTCGCGACGAACGCGCCGGGGACGAACTCGACGTCGAACACCGTGCAGCAGATCTACGGGCGCGCCATCGCGGCCGGCCTCACAGGCGCATATGGCTGGACGGTCGAGCCGACCGTGCTCGCGGTCCTGAAGACGCTGCGGCTGACGCCGAACGGCGGCACGTACGACTACGACTGGCCGCTCGGTGAGACGCTCGACAACGACGTCTCGAAGGGGTTCGCGATCCGGTGCACCGCCCCGACGAGCGCAGTGAACGTGCGCGCGTCGCTCCGATTCGAGCGGTGCTAGCCGATGGCGACAGCGGCGTGGACGGCACGGATCGACGCGGTCACTGACGCCGGCGACTTCGAGCACGCACAGATCGCCGTGTCGTACTTCGACGCGCTCGACACGGGGTTCACGACGGTGCTGTGGCAGCACACGTTCCCGTTCGAGTTCACGGCGTCGCAGTCGGAAGTCGTCGCGGCGATCAAGAAGCTCGGTCAGGAAGCGCGGAACGTGCAATCGGTCGTCGCTGGCCTTCAGCTGCAGGTCGGATCGACGATCGCGGTGCCGTGATGAGACGGCCATTGTTCATGCTCGTCGCGCTCGCCGCGCTCGCGTTCGGCGGGTTCGCGCTCGCCGGCGCGGTCGGCACCACCGGCACCGTCAGCGTGTGCGTCGGCGCGCGCGTGCAGGCGCAGACGATCGCCGCGAACGGCAAGCCCGTCGCGACCATCCCCGGCCTCAGGAACGTCGACTGCCGCACCGTCACCTACACGGTGCCGACCCAGACGGCAACCACCGTCGAGACGCAGCTGCTCACCCGGACCGAGACGACCACCGAAACGACGACGCTGCCCGGCACGACCGTCACCCAGCCGGTGACGACGACCACCGTTGAGACGGTGACGCAGCCGGTGACGACGACGCTTCCGGCGCAGACCGTCACGACGACGCAGACGGTCACCCAGCCCGTCACGACTACGGTCACCCAGACGGTGACGGTGCCTGGCGGCTCGCTGGTGAAGGCGAACCTGTTCGTCGCTCCGAACGGATCCACGAGCTGCGGGAGGTCGGCCGCTCTCGTCCCTTTCGGCCAGGCTGCCGGTAGCGCCTGCGACAGCTTCCAGCACGCCTACGCGCAAGCGAAGTGCGGCGACACGATCCTCGTCGAGCCGTGGACATACGGCGCGCAGGAGGTAGACCGCGGCACCGACAAGGCATGCGGCGCCGGGACGTGCGACCAGTTCCAGGCGAATCTTGCGACGCCGCCGTCCGGTACGACGACCGGGTGCGTGACGATCGAGCCGGATCTCTCAGCCGCCGGCGGCTGGCAGGTCGCAGGCTTCTGGTCGAACGCGACGTATCTGCGACTCGACGGTCTCGGCGTGCTCGTGGACGGCGGCGGGCTCGCGTTCGTGGGCAGATCGGGCGGCAAGACTGGCAAGTCCGATACATGCTCGGCCGGGTACGGCCACGACGACATCGCTCAGAACCTCACCGTCGACGGCCACTTCGACGGCATATCCGGTCACGGGACGTTCGACCTCATCGGCGCCCACAACGTCTCCCTCATCCACGACACCATCGGCAACGCGCTCACCACCGGAGCGGCCGGAACCGTAAACCAGTGGAACGACTGCAAAGGCATGACGACGTTCTCGCAGTCGGCCGACAACATGCTCGCGGACTCGACGATCCACGATCTCGTCGAGCTGCCCACCGCGACCGGACATATGGAGTGCATCCACGACGACATCTCCACCGGCCCCGTCGCGATCCTCTCCAACACGTTCCTCAACTGCAACGAGCAGAACATCAGCGTCCAGACGACGAGCGCCGCCGACCTCGTCGTCGGTCTCGACATCGAGGGCAACCTCTTCCAGTGGCCGGCGGAGGGGGCGGCGGCGATGGGCTACAAGATCGGCCAGATCGGCAGCGTCGTGATCATCTGCTCCTACGGCGGCGGGACGATCGCGGGCTACCGGATTACCGGCAACACATTCCTGACGTCCAACGGGCGCTTCGGCGGCCCTCAATTCCAGCAGGATCGCGGGGCTTGCACGCTCACCGGCGTCTCCACGCCGAACAGCGCCATTCCCGGCTGACCTAGGAGGGCGCTATGGCGGCAACCTTCCAGGCCGCAAACGGTAATTTCGGCGTAACCGTAGCGTCGGGCAACACCGTCGCAGGGACGACCTCCCGCGACATCCAAGCGGGCGAGAAAGTCGTCGTCGTCTCATTCGCGAAAGCGGGGATGGGGGCGGTCACCGGGGTGACCGTCGGAAGTCTCAGTCTCGCTCTCGACAAGAGGTTCGCGCCCGGTCAGCAGATCGAGGTGTGGTCAGCCGACGCCGGGGCGTTCATAGCCACCGGCGCCACGATGACGATCACCTACACGAACGTTTCGACCAACGTCCGGTACGGCAAGTGCTTCTCGCTCGCCGGTGCCGGAGCCGTTCGCGGCGTGCCGCAGACAGCGAACGGTGTTTCGGCCAACCCGAGCGTTATATCCGACGCAAACCCGCTCACGGGGGACATCGCGGTCGCGGCGACGATGATCGCAAGCTCCACAGTCCCGACGGTCGGCGCGGGCTACACGATCGAAGGAACGACCAGCGACGGGACCACGGGCAGCTCGGGAGCGGTCGAGTACAACCAGCTCGTCGCAGACGGTGCGACTACAGCAGGATTCAACCACGCCTCTTCCACATGGTCGGAAGTAATCGTCGTCTGGTCGGCGGCGGCGAGCGGCGCCCGTGGCACACAGCCGATAGTGAGCCGCGAGGCACAGCGCAGGGCGTCGGGATGGTGACCGGTGGCTAGGCTCGGACGCGGCCGCCGCGAGGGCGCGAGGATCATACGAGCCCCGTTTGCTTCGCCGCCAGTGCTGGTGAGGAAGCGGGTCGTCGTCGGGATGAGCCGCGCTCAGGTGCTGCTCGACCACCTAGGCCGGGCAAGACGCGGCGGCGGCAAGATCGTTCGTCCGACGATCGCGACTCCGACCCCGACGCCGCTCGTGCGCAAGCGCGTGATGGTCGAGACCGATGCCGCGGCAGGACGGCTCGCCCGGCTCGGCCGCGCACGGCGAGTAGGAGCGAGGATCGTCAAGCCTCGCGTATCTGCTCTTGCGGCCGTTCTTCGGCCGCGCGCGCCTCTCATCGAGCGGTCGCCGCGATCTAGGGCGGTATGTGCGCATCGGCCCCGTCGCCCGCGTCTCCTACGAGCTCCGCAGCAGACGATCGTCGTTCGTCGGCTGCAGCCGGTCGTGCGGCGTCATCGGCGCCGCGGGTTTACGCGCCACCGCTCTGCGCAGCTGCTCCGTAGCCGCGTCTTCGTCGCTGCTAGCGGCGCAGCACCACCTGTGACGACGCGCACGCGCGCAGCCACGGTCACCAGCCTCACCGGGACGACCACGGTTCCGAGCCAGACGAAGACCTCGCCCGTCAGCGGGCTCACGATCACCAACCTCGAGGAGTAATCGCGCAATGGCCGGAGCCGACTACTTCATCGGTCAAAACGACCACGGCGAATCCCTCTCGGACACCCTGCAGGACTCCACCGGGGCAGCCGTCGACATCAGCGGCGCCACGGTGACGCTGACGGTCGCCCCGATCGGTGGCGGCGCAGCGGTCGTCAACGCAGCGGGCGCGCAGAACGATCAGAACGGCAACGGCAGCGACGGATCCAAGGGGAAGGTGCACTACGTCTGGCAGTCCGCAGACACCGCCGTCGCGGGCTTGTACCTCGGCCGCTGGACGGTGACGTTCGCCGGCGGCGCGGTGCAGTCCTACCCGAACGGCGGCTACCTCCTCATCGAAATCAGCGCGCCGGCCACAGCGACGCTCGGCGCCGACTACCTGACGCTCGAGCAGCTAAAGGCATCCCTCGACCTCTCAGGGCTCTCGTTCGCCGACGAAGATCTAGAGCTCGCGATCTCCGCCGCTTCACGCGCGATCGACGAGATCACTGGGCGGCGCTTCTACCCGGACGCCGACGCCGCGCAGGTCAGGAAATTCCTGCCGCTGAACTCCGGCTACTGCGTCATCGACGACCTATGCACGTTTACGTCGCTGACGTTCCTCGGCGACACATGGGCGCTCGACCAGGACTTCTACCTCGAGCCGATCAACGCCGCACCGGACGGCCGCCCGTGGACGTCGATCCGGACGATCGCCCGGCCGTTCATCTACACGCTCGCCGACGTCTCGCCGGGCTGGGCCGGATTCGACGGCCGTATCACCGTCACCGGCAAATGGGGATGGGCGGCAACACCGCCGCAGATCCAAGAGGCCGCTGGCATCCTCGCGAGCAGGCTGATGCGCCGGGCACGAGAGGCACCGTTCGCGGTGCTCGGCGGCTTCGACGGCGAAGCAGTGCGGCTCGCGCGCTTCGACCCCGACGTCGCGATGCTCATCGATCCGTTCACGAAGACGGTGATCGTGTGACCCGGATGCCGGCGTGAGCGACCAGTCGACTGCGATCCGCGCGGCGCTCGCGGCCGCCATCAAGGGGAAGGTTCCGAGCGTCCAGTCGTCGCCGTACCTCCTCAACAATCCGACCGCGCCCGGCACATACGTGACCGAGGGCGAGATCGATTACGACGAGGCGATGGGCGGCGGCATGGACGAGCTCGAGTTCGTCATCGTCGTCCTCGTCGGTAACACGACCGACCAGGGTGCGCAGGCGAGACTCGACGCGTTCCGCGACCCGAACGCCGGCGTGAAAAAGGCGGTCGAGGCAGACGTGACGCTCGGCGGCGTCTGCGACACGTGCCGCGTCACGAAGGCATCCAAGCCGCAGACGTACGGCCGTGAGAGCGGCCCGGCTGCGCTCGGGTGCGAGTTCACCGTCGTCGTCTACGCGCCCCGCTAACTCGAAGGAGAAGATCGCATGGCAACGCTCACGACGCAGAAGGTCACGCGCGCCGGACTGGTCAACCCGACGTTCGGCGCCTGCGCCGCCGGCGGCGACAGGTTCACGCCGGACAACAACACGCACCTGCACGTGAAGAACGGCTCCGGCGGCGCCCTCACCGTCACGGTCGCCGCGACGAAGGTTCCGCTGGCGAACATGACGATCGCGAACGTCGTCGTGTCCGTCCCGGCCGGCGGCGAGGCCCGCCTCGGCCCGTTCCCGTACGACATGTTCGCGGCGACCGACGGATCCGGCCTGGCCGACGTCACCTACAGCGGCGTCCCGTCGCTGACCATCGCCGTCATCCAGGTCCCCGAGCCGTAAGGGAGGAGCGAACACTCATGGGCATCTACAAGGTCACCGCGCCGAAGCCTGTGCTCGACACCGAACCGGGCGAGACCCTCGAGCACGACTTCACCGCGACGGAGGAAGCCGACCTTCTCGCCGCTGGACGGCTCGAGATCGTGCCGCGCCAATACCGGAACGTCGGCACGAGCACCGTCGCCGACGCTGAGCCCGGCAAGACGTTCACGCACTCGTTCACCGTCGGGCAGGAGCAGGCGCTCCTCGAGGGCGGCCACATCGAGCGCGTCGACACCCCGAAACCGAAGGCCAAGGCGAAGGACCCCGAGCCGGCGGCCGCATCCCCCGACAAGAAGGAGAGCTAGGTCATGGGCAAGCTCCTGGTCAACGCTCAGGTCATCATCAACAGCGTCGATCTGACCGACCACTGCTACAGCGTCGTCGTCAACGGCCAGGCCGCAGACGAAGAGACGACCGCCATGGGGGCAGCCGGCAAGAGCCGCGTCCCCGGGCTGAAGGACGAGTCGTTCGAGATCGAGCTCCGGCAGGACTTCGCCGCAGGCAAGGTCGACGCGACTCTGCAGCCGCTCTACGCGAACGGCACCTCGTTCGTAGTGGAGGTGCGCCCCACGATCGCCGCACGCTCGGTGACGAACCCGGCGTACGTCGGGAACGCCTGCTACCTGATCGACTACGACCCGATCTCCGGGCAGGTCGCGAAGGTGATGAACTCGAAGATCAAGATCGTCGTCGACGGCCAGACCTCGGCGATCCAGCGGCTCACCTCGTAAGAGCGATGCCGGGCGAGATCCGGGTTCAGGGGCTCCGCGAGCTCAGCACCGCGTTCGGCCGGCTCTCAGCAGAGCTCAAGGCCGAGCTCAAGGCCGAGCTCGCGGCAGCCGCCGAACCAGTCCGCGCGCGCGCGGAGGCACTCGCCACCTCCGAGATCCGCAACATCGGGCCGACCTGGTCACGGATGCGTGTCGGCGTGACACCAGGCGTCGTCTACGTCGCTCCGAAGTCACGGCGGCGGCGCGGATCGCCGCGGAAGAACCTTGCACCACTGCTCATGGATCGGGCGATGCAGCCCGCTCTCGAGCAGGAAGAGCCCGAAGTCGTCGGGCTGCTCGATGCGATGCTCGGCCGTCTCTCAGATGAGAACGGCTTCTAACTCCGGACGGGGAGGAAACACAACGATGGCGAAGCTGACGAAGCTGGTCGTGAAGATCACCGCGGACCCGCCGATCGGCGGCGAGTACGACCTCGAGCCGCGCGGCGCGTTCTTCTTCACGAACCGCGAGTTCCACCTGATCAAGATGGAGACCGGCATCCGGCCCGCTGAGGTCGACGACGCCGCGAAGAACGGCGACACAGACGTGTTCGTCGGCTTCGCGCTCGTCGCTCTTCAGCGGGCCGGCTTCGACAATCCCCAGGTGCGGAAGATCGTCTGGGATCTCTCACCCGACGCATTCGACGTCGAGCAGATCACCGAAGAAGACCCGGAGGAAGCAGAGCTCCCTCCTACGAAATCGCCCGGCGAGCCCGCCTCGCTGAGCGAGACCGCCTGATCTTCTGGGAACGCTTCGAGGCGTTCATCGGCGAGCCAGGCGGCCGCCCCGAGACCTACTGGTCTCCCGGCCTCGGACACTGGTGCCACCTCCGACCGGCAGACCTCGCCGAGCTCGACCCCGGACAGCTTCTCAACTGCCTCGACTTCATCGACCGCAGCACGAGCGACTGATCATCGCTGCGGCGAGCGGAAGTCGTCCCAACTCGTCCCGAGCGACTACCGACCTATCTGAAGGGAGGCGCGTGCATGACCAGACGGTTACTCGTTGAGATCGTCGGGGACGCAAGCAGCCTTCAGCGTGCATTCGGTGGCGCGTCCGCGTCGACGGATGCGTTCGGGTCGCGCATGTCGAGCGTCGGCGGGAAGATCTCGGGGTTCGGGAAGGCGATGACGCGTGACATGACGCTGCCCATCGTCGGCCTCGGTGCTGCAGCGACGAAGACCGCGATGGACTTCCAGACGTCGATGGAGCAGATCCACACGCAGGCCGGTGTCAGCCAGAAGGCCGTCGATGATCTCTCGAAGAGCGTCGTCGCGATGGCCGGCTCGGTCGCTACCGGCCCTGAGGAGCTCTCCAAGGGCCTCTTCCATCTCGCGTCGCAGGGCCTCCGTGGCAGCCAAGCGCTCGACGCGCTCCGCGTCGCGGCGGAAGGCGCGAAGGTCGGCGGCGCGAACCTCGAGGATGTCACGAACGCGCTCGGCGCGGTGATCTCGGGGAAGCTCGTCGCCGGCGCGGGCGGCTTCACGCGGGCGATGGGCGAGATGAACGCGATCGTCGGTGCCGGCGACATGCACATGCAAGACCTCGCCGACGCGATGGGCACCGGTCTCCCGGCGAAGGCCGCGACCGCCGGGGTGTCGCTGCGCGACGTCGGCGCCGCGCTCGCGGTGTTCGGCGACAACAACATCAGAGGCGCGCAGGCCGGGACGCTGCTCAACTCGACGATGCGCCTCATGGAGGGCCCGTCGCACGCAGCAGCCAAGGCGATGGCCGCGTTCGGTATCAGCTCGAAGCAGCTCGGGGAGACGCTCGCGAACCAGGGGCTCGTCCCGGCGATCTCGCTGCTCGCGGACAAGCTGAAGGGCCTCGACGACGCTCAGAAGACGGCTGCGCTGACGCCGATGTTCGGCGGCAAGCAGGCCGGCGGCGTCCTCATCCTGATCGACCAGCTCGAGCGGCTCAAGAGCAAGGTGAAGGCCGTCGACGACGGCGGCAACAAGTTCGCCGAGGACTGGAAGGCGTACACGCAGACGACGGCCTACCATCTTGCGCAGACCGGGGCGCAGATGCAGGCCGCCGGCGTCACCGTCGGCGATGTCCTCCTCCCCATCGTCTCGAAACTCGCCGACGTCGTCGGCGGGCTCTCAGCGAAGTTCGAGCACCTCTCGCCGAGCATCCGGAAGTTCATCCTGATCGGTGCCGGAGTGCTCGCAGTCCTCGGCCCGATCGTCGGCGTCATCGGCACGGTCGTCACCGCGGTAGGCGGCCTCTCGACCGCGCTCGCGTTCGTCGCAGCGAACCCGATCGTGCTCGTCATCGCCGGCGTGGCAGCGCTCGTCGCCGCGATCGCCGCGGCCGTGTTGTGGCCGGACAAGTTCCGTGAGGTGCTCGAGAAGATGGGCCTCTCCGCGCACGCCGCCGGCGAGGTCGTCGCCGATCTGCAGGACGTGTTCAGGGCCGTGATGGCCGCTGGGGAGGCGCTCGTCGGTGTCGTGCGTTCCAACTGGACGCAGATCAGCGCCATCATCAGCGGCGCCGTCGACATCGTCCGCACCGTTGTCTCTGATGCCGTCACGGTGATTACCGCCTTGTGGCGCACGTTCGGCAGCACGCTCACCTCGGCAGCCGAGACGTATTGGAACTACATCAAGGAGACGATCAAGAACGCGCTCGAGGTCATCCACGGCGTCATCGACGTGATCTCCGGGCTCATCCACGGCGACTGGTCGAAAGTCTGGAAGGGCATCCAGGAGATCGTCGCTGGGACGCTCGGGCAGATCTGGAACGAGTTGAAGACCGCGGTGACGCTTCTCGGTGACGTCGCGCATCTCATCGGTACCGCGATCTGGAAGGGCATCATCCAGCCGCTCGAGAAGCTCGCCGTCGAGACGTATCACTGGATCGTCAAGGAACTCACGGCCGCCTTCCACGAGGTCATCGCGTGGGTCACCGGTGAGGCCGCACACATCGGCTCGGCCATCAAGGACGGGATCATCCACGGCGCTGAAGGCCTCGCCAGCGGGCTCGGTTCCAGCCTGAAGAACGGAGTGATGGGCGCCTACCACTCCGTCACCGGGATCCTGCATATCAACTCGCCATCGCTGCTTTTCGCCGACGGGGTCGGCAAGCCGATCGGCGAGGGCATCATCAGCGGCTACCTCGAGGGGATCAATCCGCTGTCGGGGAAGATGAGCTCGAGCATCCGGGTCGCGCTCGAGCGCGCGAAGGGCACGATCGACCAGTACAGGTCGCAGCTCGCATCGTCGTGGTCGACGCTCGTCTCGGATGCGAACCTCGCGTTCGAGGGGATCCAGAAGGCCGCCGGCACGCTCGCCGGGCACCTCCTCACGAGCCTCACCTCGACGCACGACGAGCAGGACTTCCGCGCGAACCTCGCGAAGGCGCAGTCCGACCTCACAAACGCGCTCGGCGCCGCAGGCGCGGGAGCGATGAACCCAGAGCAGCTGCAGGCGCTCGCCGACGCCCAGACGAGGGTGCAGCTCGCCCAGGACGCCGTCACCGCCGCGGTCAAGAAGTACGGGCCGGAGAGCGACCAGGCGACGAAAGCGACGCTCGCGCTGCAGACCGCGCAGGACAATCTCGCGAAGGCGCAGCCGGCACTGTCGGACGGGATCGCGAACGCGTTCGCGAAGATGCAGGCCGCGCAGGAAGGGCTCACCGAGGCGATCCAGAAGTACGGTGCCGCGTCGAAGCAGGCCGTCGCTGCGAACAAGGTGCTGCAGACCGCGACCGCGAACGCCCAGATCGCCGTCGCCGGCGAGACCGCTGGGCCGCAGCAGCAGAACGACCAGGCCGTCGTCGACGCGCAGCACAACCTCAACGATCTCCTGTACCAGCAGATGCAGGCCGCGCTGCAAAAGCAGGACGCGCTCGAGCAGAGGCAACTCGCCGCCCGGATAGCCGAGCGGAAGAAGAACATGGATGCCGCGCTCGCCGCGTTGAAGGTGCATCTCGAGAAGATCCACGCGACGCACCAGCAGACCCAGGACGCGATCATCAAGCTCCTCGACTCATATGGCGTCAGCTATGCCGCTTCGGGGAAGGCTCTCGGCGACGCGTTCGCGGAGGGTCTGCGGAAGTCGATCGCGAATGCGGAGAGGGCCGCGCAGGAGCTCGCGGACGCGGTCTCGAAGTATCTGCCGCACTCGCCGGCGGAGAAGGGGCCGCTGTCGAAGCCGATCGGCTGGGGCTCCTACCTGATGGGAGGTCTCGCCGGGTCCGCGGCGGCCGCGTCTGCGGCGCTCGCGGGCGGCCTCTCCGCCCCGTCTGCGGCGTTCGCTGGCGGTGCGGGCCGTGGCGGATCGACGATCACGATCGAGGTGAACGTCCCGAGCGGATTCGTCGGCAGCCCCAAGGAGCTCGGTGACGCGCTCGCAACCGCGGTGTCGCGGTCAGCGCTCGCCGGGCACCCGTTGTGGCGCCAGGTCGTCCGGCAGGCGAATACGTAGGCGATGACCTTCTGGGCGATCGACTCCGGCCGCGGCATCCTGCCGCAGCTCTGCGTCGAGATCGACGTCACGAACGCCCCGACGAACCCGACACGGGTTTGGAGGGACGTCACTCCGGATGTGCGGTCGCTGACGTTCTCGCGTGCCGGCCGGATCGACGAGCTGCAGCGCACGCAGCCGGGCTCGCTGACGATGACGCTCGGGTCGAAGAACGCGAAGTACGACCCGACGAACCCGTCCGGTGTCGGGATCCGCCGTACGCAGTGGGTTCGCGTGCGGGCGCAGTGGAACGGCGTCACGTATGCGCGGTGGCAGGGCGTCATCGAGAACATCAGCCAGGCGTGGCCGCAGGCGGGGAAGGTTCCTTCGGTAGTCACGGTCACCGCGGCGGATGCGATGAAGGTGCTGACGCTGTTCGACCTGATCGGCCAGACGTTCGCCGCGCAGTCGAGCGACGCCCGCGTGTCCGCGGTGTGCGCACTCGCGGGGCTGACGGCGTCGATCGACGATTCAGGGGCATCGACGCTGGTGCCGGTGTCGACGCCGTTCGCGAAACAGTCGTACGCCGACCAGCATCTTCAGCAGGTCGAGCTCACCGAGAACGGCCTGATCTTCGCCGGCCCGGACGGGACGATCCACTTCCAGTCGCGCCACTACCGGCTCATCCACTCCGCGTCGCCGAAAGCGGTCATCGGCGACACGGGCGGGGCGATCTTTTATCGCGACAGCGCGACCGTCGACACCGACGACGCGTACCTCGTGAACTTCGTCACTGTCACGCCGACGAACGCCGACGGCTCGACCGGCACCGACGTCACCGCGTCGGATTCGACGTCGGTCACAAATCACTTCCAGCGGAGCAGCAGCACGGTCGATCGGACGATCCTCGTGTCGAGTCCGGCAGAAGCGGCCGCGTGCGCGCAGTATCTCGTCACCCTCCTGAAGGAGCCGTCACCGCGGATCCCGGCGGTCGAGATGATCGGGTCGCAGCTCGGCCGGCGCGCCCAATACCTGTGGCCGGTCCTGCTCGGCGCGAACAACAGCGACCGCTTCACCTTCAAGCGCACGGCCACCGGTAACGCGATCTCGCAGGACTGCTTCGTCGAGAAGATCACCGAGACGATCGTCCCGAACACGTCGTGGGACGTGACGTTTCAGATGTCACCGGCGGACGCGCAGTTCGGGTGGATCCTCGGCACGTCGAAGCTCGGCATCGACACCGTCCTCAACTACTAGAACGGGAGACAGTCTATGGCTCCTTCGTGGACCGTTCCGGTCGACGAAGCGACCGGCTTTGTCGTCGGCTCGCCTCTGTGGAATCAGCTGCTCGGCGCGTCCGGCGACCTGATGGTGCTCGCCGCGGTAGCGCAGGACGCGACGCTCGTCGACATCGTCTCGTCGGTGACCGAGACCGATCTGATCGGGGTCGCCGCAACCGGCGTCTCGATCCCCGGCGGCACTCTGCAGTCGGCCTCGAAGCTCCGCATCACTTTGCTCGCCGACCTGCTCAACAACACCGGCGGAGTCCACGGCGGAACGATCAAGCTCTATTGGGGCGGCAACGGCATCGCCGCCGAGCTGCTCGGCATCTCGTCAGGCGCAAATCGCCACACTGTCACCGCCGAGCTATTCATCGTCCAAGAGGCTGCTACCAACCTCGCGGGGATGATGGGTGTGGTTGCCGGGTATCCGGGTGCCGGCACGGCCGCGGTTCCGGCGCTGCTGCCTACCCCGAACGTGACGCGCGGCTGGTCGGACTTCACCGTCGACGGCACCGTCGCGCAGAACCTTCGTGTCACGTGGACGCCTGATCTCAACAGCGCCAGCCTCGAGTTCCGGAAGCGGAACATAGCCGTCGAGAAAGTAGGTAACGCATGATCACGTTCGACCAGGCCACGCAACTCGGTTACACCATCGTCCCCGGTGCCGGCAGTGGCGTCATCGTCAAGGACGGCTTCGTAGTCGCGCAGATCGTCTCGGACCAGCCGCGCTTCTTCTGCCTCCGCCACATCGCTGAGATCGAGGGCGACGACCTCGCTTCGACGCAGGTGACGAGCGGGCTGATCCAGCAGGTGAGCGGCGAGGCGTATGTGGATCCGCCGCCGCCTCCTCCGCCCGTGCCATCGCTGCAGGAGAAGGTCGCCGCCGCGCTCGAGCAGATCCAGACTGGCGACGGCACCGCCCCGGTCACCGCTGATCAACTCGCATCGGTCATCCAGGCACTTACGTCCTGACGACGATGCTGACGCGCGAGCAGATCATCGCGAGCCTCATCGTCTGGGGCATCGTCATCCTCGTGCTCGGCCTCGCCGTCGAGCTCGTCGGCTACGACCGCGTCGCTCCGTGGGTCACCTTGTCGGAGACTGCCTGGTGGATCGAGAAGGCCGTCCCGATCATGCGGTCGATCTTCTTCGGCTTCCTGATCGGCCTCGCCGTCCACATCCGCTTCCAGACCAAGTTCGGCCACGCCGAGCTCGGAGGCATCCTGATCGCCGTCGTCGTTCACGTCTTCTGGGGGGTCGCGTGACGCTTACAGCTGCAACCAGTGTGCTGTTGACGCCGGGGGCGCTCGCCGGCGCAGCCGGGCTCTGCATCAGTCTCCTGACGCTGCTGCATCTACGCCGACAGACCCGGTCGGGCGAACGGACAGACGCCCGGCAGGAGGCGATCGAGCTCGCGGAGGTACGCGGCCACGTGATCGAAGACCTCGAGGGGCGACTCGACGAGCTCGAGCGCGAGCAGGAACGCGAACGCAGAGAGCACTCGAAGAAGATCGAGCTGCTCGAGAAGGTCATCGAGCACGTCCGTACGGAAGCATCTGAGGCTCAACGGATGCTCGTCGTCGGGTTCCGCGGCGCCGCGATCAAGCTGCTAGGCCACCTCGAAGCCGACCCGGCCGAGGTTGACCAAGCAGTCGACTACCTCCGCGACATGTTGAACGGCGAAGCGCCACCACCGCCGGCGCGCCACCACCGCCGCGCCGCGTAGCGCCCGCCCTCTCCACCACTCCAAGGGAGATCCCATGAAGGCTCTGAGATGGGCAGGCCGCTGGCTGCGCACACACAAGCGCGGCGAGGAGGAAGCCGCCCTGGTCGTCGACGTCACCTGGATCGCGCTGCGGATCGGGCTCGCTTCGGTGCTCGGCGCCGGCGTCGCGTCGGCGGCTGTTCTCGGCCCCGGCCTGATCGACCTGTCGAACAACAACGGCTTCCGCGCTGCGGCCGCGATCGCCGCGCCCGGCGTGACCGCTGTCGAGGCGAAAGCGACCGAAGGCCTCGCGTTCCGCGACCACGTCTACCCGACCTTCCGGGCTGCGGCTGCTCGCCATCACCATGCTTTCGGCGGCTACCTGTTCCTCCACCCGTACGAGAGCGGGGCGGCGCAGGCCGACTACTTCCTCGCGTACGCGAAGCCACGGCCGGGGGACATTCAGCCGGTCGTCGATTCGGAGACCGGCTCGCCAGCAGCTGCGGCCCGCGCGACCTATGCGGCTCTGCGCGAGCTCGAGCGGCGCGGCTATCAGCCGCTCCTGTACGCGTCCAGCTCCTATCTCGGCGAGCTCATGCGCACCGACCCGCGGCTGAAGCGGTTCCGGGTGTGGCAGGCCGAGTACGGGCCGAGGCTGCATCTCGTCGCCGGCGTCCGCGTCGTCGCATGGCAGTTCACCGACCGGGCACGCGTGGATGGCTTCTCGATCGACGGCAGCCACCTCCTCGTCCGCAGCGTGCGCACGATCGAGTGGAAGCCTGCGAAGCCGAAGCGGCACGTGCGGCCGAAGCCGGTGAAGCTCGAGTGCGGCATCCAGAGGCCCGGCCCGGCGCCGCGAAAGACCGGCTGCCAGGTCCGCTGACCATGCTGCACGACTGGTTCGGCTGGCCGGACGGTGCCGTCCTCACGAACCTGATCGCGTCGGCGCTGACCGTCGTCCCGACCGTATTTCTGACGCTGCGGCATTTCCGCTGCTTGCACTGCTGGCGGCCGGCGCGCGTCCCGGTCAGCGGCACGCCCCATCACGTCTGCAAGAAGCACGCGGCCGAGCACGGCCACGCCCACCCGTAGAGAGAGGAGATCCATCATGGGGAAGAATCCGAACGCGGTCGCTGTCTGGGTCGCGAGCCATGCCGCGATCGCAGTCGAGACGCTCGTGCAGAAGTACGCGCACGCGCAGGTCGGCACGTTCTGGGAGAAGGAGCTCGTCGCCGACGTGTCGACGGTCGTCCTCTACGTCGGACGCAACGGCCTGAAGGCCGCCGTCGCCGGCGTGTGCCAGACCGTTAAAAGCGCGTGGACGGGGCCGACGGCGTCGGGGTCTGCGAAGTAGTCGTGGGCAGGCTGTTGAAGACCTCGACGCGCTGGATCCCTGTCGTCTACGTCGTGCTCGTCGCGTTGGCCGTGATCGCGGTCTTCTTCGGCGGGTACGAGTGCGGGCAGGGCTTTCCGGTCGTCAAGCGCGTGCCGCGGCCGCTGGTTTCGCGGTCGGCGAGCCTCGCCCAGGTACGGGCGAACTTCGCCGGGAAGGCGTACGTCCACGGGGCGCTGTCCGAGTTGCCGGGCTTCGCGTGCGATGGCTGGACGAACGGGAAGGCCGGGCATGGCTGGGTCGTGCTCGTGTGCTCGAAATGAGCGCCGTCACGTTCGGCCCGTACCGGGCGACCGTCGTCGAGATCCACGATGGCGACACGATCGACGTCGACCTGGTGCTCGCGAAGGTCGGCCGGCAGAAGACCGACGTCGACCTCGGCTTCAACGTCCACCGTGCGCCAGGTGGCGTCGTGCTCGAGCGGCAGGCGGTGCGGCTGCTTGGCTGCAACGCGCCCGAGCTCGCGACGCCGGCGGGGAAAGCCGCACTCGCGTTCCTCGAGACCGTGCTCCACGTCGGCGACGTCGTGACGCTCGTCTCGCAGGGCTGGGACAAGTACGGCGGCCGCATCGACGGTGCAATCACTCTCGCCGATGGGCGCGACCTCGCCGCCGTGATGATCGCCGCCGGTCACGCGGCGCCGTGGGACGGGAAAGGATCGAAGCCACTCCCCTCCGTTGCGGCATGACCGATGTCGCGATCGTCGACGGCTGGCCGCCGAACAGGGCCGAGCTCGTCGAGGCGTTCCATCCGGAGCCGGGCACCGTGTTCGCGTGGGACGGCACGGTCTACGTGCCGGGACTCGGCGACCGGCAGCTGCCTCCCGACCTGATCGCGCACGAGCGCGTCCATTTCGCCCAGCAGGCAGCTGTCGGCGGCCCGGAGGCATGGTGGCGGCTGTATATCGACGACCCGGAGTTCCGGCTCGAGCAGGAAGTCGAGGCGTACCGGGCGCAGTGGAAGATCCTGATGCGCCGGCCGAAACGCGAGCGGTTCGCACGGCTGTACGCGATCACCTGTGACCTCGGCGGCCCGATGTACGGGAACCTCGTGACGCCAGCGCGCGCTCGCGCGCTCATCACCGCAGCCTGAGGACTGGCCCGACCGTCCTCGGTGCCAGCATGGCCGCCCCCGCCCCCCTCCGGCGGGGGCGGCCAAATTCGTCGTTAGCTGCTGCTGACGTCCTCAAGCGCTGGCTCGCACGAGCCGATTCTCGATCCCGGAGGAACACCTTTCGGCCGCTGCTTCACGAACTCTCCCTTAGCTGAGTGGCCGACGAGCTTCAGACCTTGGATCGACGTCAGGCCTCCTCCGTGAGATCCGCCCTGCGCGATCGTGTAGGACGGATGCCAGTGAATTGAGACCGTCTCGACGGAGTTGTTCCGGAATTGAGCGTGAACGATCACATTCGATCCCTGCCATGCACACCACACGTTCGTGACGTGAACGTACTGGGTTAGCTGTCCGTTGCATCCGATGCAAAGCGTTGGGTCTTGGAGGAATCCGGGGGTCTTGTCGGTGATCGGAGTCGACGGCTTCGTCACCGCGGCCGCCGCCGCTGGCGTGCTGGCTGCTGCTGCCGGAGTCGAGGGCTTCTTTTTATGGCCGGCGGCCGCGGCAATGATCACCAGGACAACAAGGCCGACCAGGGCGATCTTCGTCTTGCGCCGCTTCTCGAAGAACCTTCCGACCTTCATCGTGCCTCCCTCGTTCGGTGCATTGTCGTTTGGCCGTGCGCCTGCTTACGATTGCTCACAATAGAGTGCGATGCAACCTCGGCTCTGCGGCGGAGGGGATTGAGCGACGACGGACCCGAGCGACGTGGAGTTCCTCGAGTCTGTGCTGGCTATCGTTGCGTCGCTTAGGCTCGCTTGCGGCGCGCTCGAGCAGGCCGTTCATTCTCGGCTGCTAGACGATCAGCACGCCGATGGGCATCATCCGCGGCGAGCCTCGCTGCGACTAGTCCCCCCTCCACCCGATCCTGATTGAGCCAGCCGGCTCGATCGAGGAGCTCGATGTAGAGATCCCACTCGGCCGGCGACTCCTTCTTCCACCGGTTCACGGTGCTCATCGAGATCGGCAGGCGCGCCGCGAGGGCCTCGTAGCTCTCGCCGGGGTTTCGCAGAGCTTCGAGTAGATCCTTTGTTGTCGGCCGCACATCTGAAGCCTCACTGGTGGCTGGTCTAGGGCGCAATGCCGCAAATGCCCTCTCGCTATTGACATGTCATTTCTGAGATGGCATCATCGGCACCATGGGACGGCTGATTGGAGGTCGGATCCGCGAGGCTCGGCAGCGCGCCGGGCTGACGCAGGGCCAACTCGCCCGGTCGATCGAGACCTCGGAGCGGAACATCATCCGCTGGGAGAACGGTCAGAACGAGCCGCGCGTTCATAGCGTCGTCGCGATCGCTAAGGCGACGGGGCACGAGCTCGACTTCTTTCTCACCGGCTCGGTCGAGTCGGACGACGACGAGGAGGCCGCCGCGTTGACGCTCGACGACTACCTCCGCGTGCGTGTCCGTCAGATCCTCCGCGAAGAGGTCGCGAACCTGTGAGGGCGACGCTGCCAGCCGAGGTCGCTGCGTTTCTGCATCGCAATGGCCCGGCGACGGTGCCTGAGATCGGCAGGGGCGTCAGTGCTCGCGACGCTGACGTGAAGCGGGTGCTCATCGAGGGCCGCTTTGAGCGCGTCTCGGCACCGGAGGGGAGGTCGGTGCGCGGCGCCTACTTCAACTCGTCCGATCTCGTCCCGTCGAGCGAGGCGACCGCTAGGCGTGGCGCACGCGACTGTGAGTTTCTGCTGTCCGCGCTCGCTGATGGCGAGTGGCACACGCTGAACGAGATCCTCGGTCGCAGCTTCCGCGATCGCGGTGTCGGCCTCACGGTTCATTCGCGCGCCGCCGAGCTGCGTCGCCGCGGCCACAAGATCGAGAACCGCACCGAGCGGGATCCGATCCCTGGCCCTGGCCGGCGCGGATTCACCAGGGCGGTGTCGTCGTACAGGCTCGTTGTGCGTGCCGGGAGCCCGCGGGCCCTCGCCGGTACGCACAACGAATCCGCTGAGGCCGCGTGATGGCACTGGTCGACCGGCGCGTCTCGGGGCCTCGCTTGACGTTCACCGTTCACGGACGGCTGACCCGGATGGCGCGGCTCGGTGTGGCGTTCTGCCGGCTGGGCGCGTGGCTGATCCGTGTCGGTGGCGTTTCGGAGGTCGAGGTCTCGTGAGCGTCATCGACGACGTCGAGATCCGCGCCCGCTTCGACGAGGCGGTCATGGACGCGATCGGGCTCGCGGATCGGCTGGTCGAGCTCGTTGAGCATGAGATCGGCCTGTCGCCTGAGCTCGCGCGTGCGGCGGTCAACTTCCGCCAGCAGCGGACGCTGATGCGCAGGTTGCGCGCTCTCGCTCGCGAGGAGGGCGGCTTCTGATGGCGCTGCTCTGGATCGAGAACATGCGCCGGCGCGAGGGTGCGGCGCTCGCGCGGCGGCTGGGGCTGCATCGCCGTGAGGATCTTCTTCGCCGTCCGTCTGAGGTGGCGGCATCTCGGGAGACGTCGGCGCTGGTTCACGAGGCCGCTTGTGAACCTGTTGCCGACGTCTCCCCGGACGCCGAGGAGGGCCGGTCGTGAGGCGGTCGGCGTTGAAGCGGAAGACGCGGCTGCGGGCGCATAAGCCGCTGCGTCGCTCCGCTGTTCTGCTGCCTGGCCGGCGTGCACCGCAGCTGGTCGACTCGACGATATGGCGCCGCGACCTCGGCCCGTGTGTGGTGTGCCCGGCTGAGGGCGGTGTCTGCTCGGGGATGGTGCAGGGCCATCACGCGGTCGCGAAGTCGAAGCTTCGGCAGCTCGGCCTGACGGCGGCGTGCATGGATCTCCGTAACCGCGTCTCGGTGTGCGAGCACCGGCATGAGCAGCATACGACCGGCTACCGGCCGATCCCGCGGGAGCTCCTGCCGGCGTCGGTGTTCGAGTTCGCGGCTGAGCATGGGCTCGGCTGGTACGTCGATAAGCACTACCCGGCGGCGGCTTCGCCGTTGGAGGCAGCGTGACGCCGCTCGCGATCGCCGCGATCGTGTCCGCGGTGGGTGCGCCGCTGTTCGTCTTTCTGTTGCTCGTGTGGGTCGGTGGGCAATCTGAGGAGGGCCGTAGGCGATGGTGACCGCGCCGGTGCTGGTGTGCTCGACGTGCGACGGGTACGAGTTCGTCGACGGGGACGTCGTCGACGGTCCGAAGGTGCGCTGCCCGGACTGTCCGCCGAAGGAGCGGTGCATCGTCCATGACCTGATCCTCTCGGTGGGTCGTCGCTGCCCGCGTTGTACGCGTGAGGCGCGGAACGCGGTGCCGCTCGTCGTCCTGTCTTCGTCTCTGCCAGCTGATCTTCGCGCTCGCGCGGCTCGCGCGGCGCAGCCCATCGAAAGGAGCGTTGCATGAGCGTTCTCAGCGACCGTCTCGAGCAGATCGAGGCGCTGCGTCTCGCGTCCGGAGGCCACTCGTCGTTCGAGCAGGGCGCCTGCATCATGGAGGCCGTCTCGTACGTTGCGGGGGAGCCGTTCAGCGACCATCCGGAGTGCGCGTCGCGGCTGCTGACGTCGTTCCTGATCGGTCTGAACGACCGGTTCGACGACGAGGCCCGGCAGCTGTTGAAGCCGTACATCGTGCGGCTCGTCGGCACGAACACCGGCCCGGAGGACGAGGAGCGGCGGAAGTGGATGCTCCGCGACTGGCTCGTCCACGAGTACGCGCCCGCGCGCTTCCGAGCGGCCGGCCTTACGGCTGAGGCCGAGCAGTTCGAGGGCCTCGTCGCGATCACCGGCTCCGCCGAGTGGGAGCAGGCGCGCGACACGATCTACGCCGTCCGTGACGCGGCGTGGAAACGCCGCAAGGAGGCATTCCAGCGCCTGAACGCTGCCGCTGCCGCTGCCGCTGTCGCTGACGCTGACGCTGACGCTGACGCTGCCGCTGCCGCTGCCGCTGTCGCTGACGCTGACGCTGACGCTGCCGCTGCCGCTGTCGCTGTCGCTGTCGCTGTCGCTGTCGCTGCCGCTGACGCTGACGCTGACCTGAAGGTCTTCAAGGAGGCGACCGCTGCGGCGGTCGCCGTGAAGAAGAGCGGCGGCGCGTATTGGGATCAGCGCCGTGCGGCCTATGAGGTGTTCCGGCCGTACTACGTCGAGCGGTTCCGCGAGCTCGCGCCGGGTCTGCGTGAGTCGGTGCTGCAGCTCGTCGATCGCCTCATCGACGTCTCGAAGCGGGAGGACGCGTGACCGCCGCGGTCTACGTCCCGCTCTGGGTTCCCGGGCTGGCGTTCTGCTTGCTGTGTCTGATGCCGGACGCGTTCGGGCTCGCGCGCGGCGTGCTCAGGTCGATCGCTGCTCGCCGGCGCCATCGGCGTCTGCTCGAGCGGCTATGGCGTGACGAGGTTGGCGGCAGCCGGGCATCTGCCCATGAGGACATGGCAACGACTCGCGGTGTTCCGCGCCTGGCTGCCGTCGACAATCTGCCGAGAGGCGCGGCGTGAATCCGAGGCTGCGGATCGTGAACGAGAGTGGTGTCGGCCACCGGACGCGCGTGCTTCTCGTAGAGGACGTCGACCATGACGGGGAGATAGTTGAGGTCGTCCGTGACGTGACGGCGGCGTTGCGCGTGACGAAGATCGACGTCGCGGTACACGTCGGCGAGGTCAACCGTGCCCACCTCGAGTGTCTCGCGGTGACCGGCGAGATCGATGCTGAGCTTGACGCGCTCGCGATCCGTTTCGTCGGTCGTACCCGGTTCGGGCTGCTCGTCTGGCGGCTGAAGAAGTGGTGGTGGAACGTCCGGCTGCCAGTCGCTGATACGACAACGTTGGGCAATACGGCGCGCACTGTGACGCCCGGACGGCGGGAGTTGTGGTGACGCCGGCCGAGATCGCTCATTTCGCGGAGTTGATCTCGTCGTTGATCGTCTCGGCTGCTCGCACGGATGACCCGGCGAAGCTGTCGGAGATCCGGGCCGAGCTCGTCGACGCGATCGACGGGGCGCTGACTCTGCTTGCGCACGATGCAGGGGCGTCGATCCCGCTCGTCCGTGACCTTCTCGCGGGGGCTCACGGATGAGCTCGAGCGCCGCCGTGTGCTCGTGCCGGAAGTTCGGGCGCTGCCTTGCGTGCATCCTCCGGGATGGCCTCACTCGGTTTCGGCCATGTACGTGTGATCAGCGGTTCCTCTCGCAGGGCGTCCATGACATCGCCTGCCCCGAGCACGGAATCGCCGGGCTCAGGAGCGCCGCGTGACCGAGGCGACGTTGACTCTGGCGGACGCGGCACGGATGATGCGCGACGCCGTGAAGGATCGCTCTTATCGAGCGACCCCACTCGGCCTCGACGTCGCGCGCTATTACCGCTGGAAGAAGAACGAGTGGGGCGCAACCGCAGAGACACTGCGCGACTACGAGGCCATCCTCGCCCGCCTGGCGCTGTATTTCGCTGACCTCGAGCTCGCTGATTTCGCGCCGCCGGTTGGAACGGAGCGGCTGCGTGAGTGCTGGGATCACTTCTGGGGCGACCGGTCGGCTCGCACGCGTGCGAAGGTCAGGTCGGTCTGGGTTGATTTCTTCGAGTGGGGCGTCCGCGAGCGCAGCCTGCACGGGAATCCTGCGCGGGCGTTGAGCCGGCCGAAGATCCGCGACACACGCATCGACACGTTCATGCCGTCGATCGTCTCCTCAATCCTCGCGGCCCAGGCGTATCCGGCCGACTGGTGCCTCGCCGATCTCGTGCTCCGGTACGGCGTCCGGCGGTCCGGCCTGGTGAACGCGCAGCCGAAGGACTTCGACGTCGAACGGCGCTTGTTCACGTGCAGGACGAAGGGTGGCCGCATCTACGAGATCCCGATCGTCGACGACGACTTCTGGCTGAAGCTCGGGCTCCTGCAGATCGAGGCGCAGCTACAGCCCGAGCACTGGCTCCTATACCGACAAGACACCAGGCGGATGAAGGTGCCAGACGAGGACGCGACCGAGTTCGTGACCTTCGCTGACCGCCGGCAGGGCTACGCGGAGATCACGCGTCGGAAGCACACGATCCAGCCGACCGGGAAGCTCGCCCATCTGTGGTGGTATCGGTGCCTCGTCCGCGCGGGCCTCGTCGAGAAGGGCACGACCGCCGGCATGAACATGCACCGCGGACGACACACGGCGGCGACCGAGCTCCTGCGCTCCTCCCACAATCTGAAGCTCGCGAAGCTGCTGCTCGGACACGCCGATATCAGCTCGACCGACCGGTACTCGCAGCTCGACACGGCCGACCTCGCGATGGCTCTTCTGCACTCGTTCGAGGCTGAGGTCTAGGAGCAGTCGTGGCGGAAATGTCCGACCAAAACCGCCGTGAGGGGCAGTCTGCCGCCAGGGAACGTTTCCGTGATCCAAAGGGATGGCTGCTCGACAAGCTCCCGTGGCCGATCAGACGCCTCTATATGTCGTGGCAGTTCCGCGAGTGGGTGCCGGACGGCGCGCGCTACATCGGCCATCGTCGTCCTCCGCGTGAGGCGTTCGAGTGGGGTCGCAAGCTCGCCCGCGAAAGCAGCGACCCGGAGGCCAGAGCGGCGGTCGCCGCGTGGGATGAGGAGCATCCAAATGGCTGATCCGAAGATTCGGGAGGGTAGGTCGCACGAGGCCGTTGGTGCCGCCGCGACTGACAAGACGCCCAGGTGTCTCCCTCCCGATGCTAGTGCCGCCAGGAGGCTTCTATGAGCATGGAAATCGACGGCGAGGAAGTCGAGTCGCCGCTGATCTTCGAGGAGATTCACCCGATGGACTCGATCCGCATCCCCGGCGCTGCCCGGAAGCTGATTGACGCGCTCGACAGGATGCACGAGAGATCGGTGTTGAGCATCAACGTCCGTGAGGCGCGGGAAGAACTGCGCGCGCTGGTCGAGTATCACGAGCGAAGGGGTCGGCCCCGTGGCGACTGACAACACGCCTGCCGCCAACGCGCCTGAGCCGGAGGTTTGCCCGACGTGCGACGGCGACGGGTACACCGAGACGTGGAACGACGATTCAGTCGGACGTGGTGATCACGCTCTGCACCGACTGCGGGCCTGGGCCTGGTGACTTCGATGGCTGATCGCCCCGATGCCGCGTCCGATCCTCTCTACGACTTCTCGGAGCCGCGTTGCGGCCTCGACCACGAGCACGACTCCTCATGCTTCAAGATGAGCTTGGCCGCCCCACACCCTGCCGCCTGCAACCACTCACCGGAAGGCGACGGGGAAGCCACGGTCGGGAGCGCGGGTCGGTGAGCGCGACGAACGACACGGGCGCTAGGGGCGGCCATGCCGCCTCGGCCCTTGGCTTGACGCCCGTCGAGCTGCAGATGGCCCGCATCCTCGTGTCGGCCGGTGCGACCCACGCGTCCGCGGCGCGCGCCACGGTCATGCTCCGCAACGGGGCAACGATCGACCAGGCTCGCGAAGCGTGCGAGTTCGCCACCGAGGCGGCCCGGTTTGATGCCGAGCTTCTCTTCGCCGAATTGTTCCAATCCGAAATCGCTATTAGCAGGGAGAATGGAGGCGGCGGGAATCGAACCCGCGTCCGCAGCCGCACCGCATGAGCATCTACAAGCTTAGGCTGCCCTTTGATTTCGCCCGACGGCCGGAGTGCAACCGCCCTACCGTCGCGCTAGC